CTGTTGCAGACGTATTTGAAGCGGTTGCTGATTTAAGAACAGCAAATGCACCCGCCCCATATTATGGGGTATTTCACCCGAAGCAAATTTTCAATGTTAAGAAGTCTTTAACAAATACATTTGTGGGTAGAGATACAGAACTTTCAAACGAAGCTATGAGAACTGGTTTTGTTGGAACAATTGCGGGAGTTCAGATTTTTGAATCTTCAAATATTTCTGTAGATGGTTCAGATGACTCTATTGGTGGTGTATTCTCACAAGATGCACTTGCTTTAGCAATGATGCAAGACCTCAAGATTGAATCACAAAGAGATGCTTCATTAAGAGCAGACGAAATCGTAGCTACAGCAGTTTATGGAGTAAGTGAAATCCATGACAGCTATGGTGTTAAGTTAACAGCAGACACATTAGCTAACTAAAACTTATGGGGTGGGAAACCACCCCTTTTTATTAAGGAATAGTAATTATGGATATGGTCAAACTTGTAAAAGGCGATAGAGTTATTGAAAGACGTAAAGTTGATTATGAAAACAACATCAACATTTGGAATTTAAGAGGTTGGAAACTTGATGATGGTAAGCCGAAAGCACAGCCAAAACCAACACCTAAACCAGAACCAAAACCCAAAGCAGAAAAATCTAAAGAACAACCCAAAAAAGATAGCGAATGGGTAAAAGAAGAAGCACCTAAGAAAACAGAAACAAAAAAGGCTGAATAATGTCATCAACAGTTTTTAGTGTTCAAAATACACATTTACAAAAAATTCAACCAGATATTCTAGGTTTTGGTATCACAACTTTTGTAGATCAAATCCAGTTTGCAGAAAATGATGTTCTTAGACGTATTCGTGAAGAATGGTGGGAAAGATACAGGCATACAGTACGTTATAAAGATATTACCAAAGTAACATCTGTTGAAATGACAAATAGTAAACTTACACCCTCACAATGGGAATTATCTGTAGTTTATTTAGCCTTATGGAAATATATTTATCCACAACTTACAAAATGGCGTGATCCAGATACAGGGGAAGGCAAAGATACATTTCAAGTTCAGATAGATTTCTATAGGGAAAGATATGAAGAAGAATTTCAAGCTATTCTAAGAGATGGTGTTGAATATGATGAAGATGGTGGCGGTACTGTTTCAGATAGTGAAAAAGAGCCAATACATTTTTTAAGGTTAGTCAGATAATGGCAGTAGATGTCAAAGTTGATGTAAATACTGTAGAAATTACTAAATTTTTAAAAAAATTATCTAGTAAACAAAAGTCAGTTATAGATAAAGGTCTAAAAAGAGTATCTAATATGGCTATTCTTATGATTACAAAGCGTACACAGGCGGGAAAACTACCAGATGGTGGTAAAATGCGAGGATATGCAAAAGGCACTATCAGAAGCCGAAAAAAGCGGGGTAGACAAACAGGTTTTGTAGACCTTACCGATACAGGCAAGATGTTTAGAAGTTTAGATTTTAGAACAGGTGGTTTGAAAAGCACATTATTGTTTACCAATATGGAAAGAGCAAAGATTGCAAGTTATCACGATTCTTTAGGTGTTGGCAAACGTAGAATCACTAGACCATTTTTTTCTATAGGCGATAATGAAGAAATTAAAATTAAAAATGATTTTTCAAAATTTTATTTTAAAGAAATGGGAATATGAGCAAAAGAGAAAACATAGCTAGTGATATAATTACTAAACTTGATGCTGTTACAAGTCCTATTGAGTTTAAAAAAATTACTAGAGAGCCTTTTGAAGTTGAAGAACTAAGTGATGCACAGTTTCCCGCTTTATTTGTGCAATCTGGTGATGAAACAAGGGAAGTAGGAAGTATAGGCGATACAGGTGCGGGTTCTTACAGGGGTACAATAGATTTTCTTATTGTTGCTTTCGGTAAAGGCACAGATACTAATATAGATACAGTTAGAAATCAAATTATAGAAGTTGTTGAAGAAACCTTAGATAATGATATAACTAGAAATGGTAATGCAATAGATACTCAAATTATTGAAGCATCAACAGATGAAGGTACTATTTACCCATATGGTGGTGTTAGAATAACAGTAAGAGTAATTTATGAATTCACTAGAGGGAGTGCATAATGGCTAAAAATGTTACTATGAAAAAAGGCGAAACCATTGTAAAATGTTCAGAAGATCATATAGATCATTTTGAAAAAAATGGTTTTAAAATGGTTAATGAAAAATCAGTCACTAAAAAAACTGAAAAACCCAAAGAAGAAAAGGAGGTCTAAATGGCTACACATCATGGGAAAGAAGGTGTTGTTACTATTGGCGGTACTACACTTGGCAATGCAACAGGTTTCACAGTAGATACTACACATGACGTTGTAGAAGATACAGCGTTAGGTAATTCAATGAAATCATTCATAGCGGGTAGAGGTACTTTCACCGCTTCTATAGATATGAATTTTGATGAAACAGATAGCGGACAAACAACTATGGTTCAAGGTGCAGAATTAACTTTTGCATTTTTACCAGAAGGTAATGAATCTGGAGATAGAAAATTTTCTGGAACTGGAATTGTTACTGGTATGTCTGTTGGTGTTCCATTAGATGGTGTTATTACTAGAACTGTTTCTATACAGGGTACAGGCGGTCTTACAATAGGCACAGTATAGTCTAATGTCAGATCAAAAAATTGATTACTTTGATGGTATCAGAGATCATTTTAGTCAGCTTGACACACAAATAATTGAAGTTCCAGAATGGGGTTTAGTAGGCGATAAAGCTATTTATTGCAAACCTTTTAATATGCTTGAAAAACAAAAGATTTTCAAAGGTGCTACAAATACAGATTTGATAGTACTTATTGATGTTATTATTGAAAAAGCATTGACAAAAGATGGTGATAAAATGTTTAACGCTTCCCATATTCTTGCCTTCAAAACCAAAGCTGATACAAATGTAATTGCAGAAGTAGCAACTAAAATTATGGGTACTGGTCAAGATATTGAAGATAATAAAAAAAACTAAAAAATAATGTAGAATTACATAATATATTTGGTTTAGCAGAAAAACTTCATAAGTCAGTTTCCGAAATCTTGCAAATGTCTGTTGAGGAGTTTAATATGTGGTTGGCATACTTTCAAATCCAACATGAGGAATTTGAAAGACAACAAAGACTAGCAAAGGCACAAAGATAGTGGCAACAAAGAATGTAAACATAGATATTATAGCTAAGGACAAAACCCGCCAAGCTATGCAATCAGCCACAAAAGGGGTAAACGACCTTAAAACAAATGTTCAAAAATCTGTTTCAGCACAACAAAATTCATTCAATGCTTTAGGTAACACAGTAAGAAATATTATTGGTGGTGTTATTGTTTTTCAAACAGTACGTTTTGGCAAAGAAATGGTCAATATGGCTAGTGCTGTTCAAGAAATGCAATCAAAATCATCTGTTGTTTTTGGTCAATTCGTATCAGATGTTAGAAAACAATTATCAGATTTTGGAAATGAAGTTGGAAGAAGCACCCATGAATTAGAACAAATGGCATCATCTATTCAAGACACTTTCGTGCCTATGGGTTTTGCAAGAGGTGAAGCATCAAAATTATCAGTACAACTTACAAAATTAGCTGTTGATGTAGCATCTTTCAATAATGCTAGTGATACTGAAACAATGATGGCGTTTCAAAGTGCATTAGTAGGAAATCATGAAACTGTAAGAAGATTTGGTGTTGTAATTACAGAAGCAACATTGAAACAAGAACTTCTTAGAATGGGTATTAATAAATCTGCTAAAGATGTAACAAATGCAGAAAAGGTACAAGCAAGATTAAATCTTATCATTGCGGGTACATCAGATGCACATGATGATGCAACTAGAACATCTGGAAGTTTTGCAAATACATCTAAAGCGTTGACTTCTGCTTTAAGTGAATTGTCTGTAGACGTAATGACACCCATGTTGCCTAGACTTACAAGGTTAGCCGAAGGTTTTATAGATGCTACAGATAGTGCAAGAACATTTTTTACAATGATTGGTCTTTTAAATAGAGATTTATCCACTACAGCATTAAGACAAGATAGAATAGCTGAGATTGAAGTTACTTTAGGTAAAATAAGAGATAGTCTAATGACTAAAATATTTGGTCTTAATAAATTAGAAAAAGACCATATTCTTCTTCTTGAAGCAGAACTTGGTCATTTGAAAAATATGCCAGAACTAATGGCAATGGTAAGTGATGCTGAAATTATGCAAACAAAAGCAATAGAAAATCAAAATAAAGCAATCGCTGAAAAAAATAAATTACTTGAAAAAGAAATAAAATTAAAAAATTTAGGATTAGAAGCATTTCCTACTGCAAGACCAGATATAATAGGTTTTCAAAAACCAACAGGTGCTGAATTGATGGGCGGTGGTCTTGATGCAAGTATGACAGGTTCAGAAATGTTAGGTGGTGCAAGTCCACAAATAGTAGCTTTACAAGATATGGCTGATATGGAAGTAGCCATAGCAAAACAAACAGCAGATAAAAAGTTAAGTATATTAGAAACATTTAATAAAGGTTTTATGGATTCACTTGATAGCCAAAAAAGTGCTTTCACACAAATTGAGGATATTGGTAAAGCGAGTTTTGGAAAACTTAAAACAACACTTACTGATTTTGTTATGACAGGTAAATTGAATATTGGTGATTTAGGTAAATTTGTAGTTAGAAGTTTTGTGGAAATGTTGGTTGGTGAAGCTGTCAAAATGGCATTTACGAAATCAATGGCTATGTTTAAAATGGACGCTATTACAAAAGGTTCAATAAGTATTTTTCAAGGTGCATTAAAAACTTTTGCAGAAATACCATTTCCTTTAAATTTACTAGCAGTAGGTGGGGCAATAGCTTTTGGAAGTTCGCTTTTAAATAAAATGAAAGGTTTTGAAAAAGGTGGTAGACCGCCAGTAGGACAACCAAGTATTGTTGGTGAAAAAGGTGCTGAATTATTTGTACCAGATCAAGCGGGTACAATAGTTCCTAATGATAAACTTGAAATGAGTAAAAACGTAACAGTAAATTTCAATATTAATACTGTTGATGCTAGAGGTTTTAATGAATTACTTGTTAATAGTCGTGGAACAATAGTAAATCTAATCAATAGTGCTATGAATGAAAAGGGTAAAATGGCGATAGTATGAGTGGAGCATTACCAAAAACTAATTTTACAGCTATCAACATTAAAAGTAATCAAAAGACTTTACTAAGCGAAACAGATAGCGGTAAGACGTTTAGAAGGCAAGTACAAGGGCAAAGATTTAGCTTTACTGTAGCATATCCACCTATGACTAGAGCAGAATTTGCACCAGTTATGGCATTTATGATGAAGCAAAGAAATAGAAAAGAAAACTTTACTGTAACATTCCCAAGCTATCTTAATGCACAGGGCAATGAAACAGGAACTTTATTAGTCAATGGTACTCATGCAGTTGCAGACACAACTATAGCAATAGATGGTTTTGCGGGTGATGGTGCGGGTAGGCTCAAAGCGGGTGATTTTATCAAGTTTGCACACAGTAAAGTTTATATGGTGGTAGAAGATGCAACATCATCAAGTAACGCTTCTACAGTTACTATTGAGCCACCATTGAGGGAAGCATTAGCTGATAATAGTTCTGTAACTTATGATTCAGTACCTTTTCAAGTGCATCTTACAAGTGATGTTCAAGAATTTGCCACAGGGCAAAATGACAAAGATGGAAACTTACTTTTTAATTATGAGTTTGATGTAATAGAGAGTTTGTAAATGGCTAGAGGTTTATCAAGTGCAGTAAAAACAGAACTAGCTACAGGCAATATAGACCCAGTATTATTGATAGAACTAGGATTTGGAACACCAGTATATTTAACAAACGCTAGTTTTGATATCACATCAAGCGTTTCTGGTTCATCAAGAACATACCTATCAAATGGACATCTAAAAGGGATTACAGGAGTTTCAGAAACAAATGCACCTTCAAAGAATACATTAGTTGTAAGTTTATCTGGTGTAGATCAAACATACATTTCTGTTGCTCTAAACGAAAACATAATAAATGATAATGTTTTTATTTACAGGGGATATTTAGATGCAAACCTTGCATTAATATCAGACCCATTTTTGTTATTTTATGGAACAATAGATGAATATAAAATTACAGATACTACACAAACAGCAACAATAAATTTAACAGTTACTTCACATTGGGGAAACTTTAGCAAAACAAATGGTAGAACAACTACAGATAATTCTCAAAAAAGATTTTTTTCCAGTGATAAAGGTATGGAATTTTCAGCACTTACAGTGAGAGATATCAAATGGGGTAGGGTATGAGTAGTGTCCATTTATATCAAGCTGAAAAAAAAGATTTACAAAATATTTATGATTTGTTGATTGAATTTAAAGAAGTTGATCTAATAGATTTAAATTTACCAGATGTTGATAAATCTAAACTTACAACATTCATAAATACAATATTACAAAAAGGTAAAGTTATTCTGGCGAAAGATTTAGACAAAAATGAATTTATTGGAATTTGTATGTTTCACAAATCAGAATTTTGGTTCAGCAAAGGGCAAATGATAAATATTGATATTATCTACATTAAGAAAAATTTTAGAAGTTATAAACTTTTCAAAACAATAATTGATAGCGTAAAGAAAATAGCAAAAGAATTACCAATAGTTATTGGGATTACTACAGGATTAAAAATTGACCCAGTTTTTGAAAGATTAGGTTTTGAAAATATGGGTAG